AACCCACGGGAACATAAATATCGGTTCATTCAAAGCAATTAGTAACGCCGATAGAATGCCACTTGCCACGGCGAACACATAATGAGCCTTGCGTGTGTCGATATTGAACAACGGTGTAACTCCAACACCACACAGGCTAACAAGCGTTAGGAACGCAAGGAATTGAGTGTTTTCGGATGATTTATCAATCATCACAATACCCAATAGGACACCACACACAATCATCACAGTTCCGAATAGCCATTTTGATTTCGTACTTAGGAAAAACGCCGTCTGCGACAGGATTTTGGGGATTCCCTTGTTCTTCACACACATTGCCACGGTGTAGGCTATCACTATCACGGCGGCGGTCAATGTTAGATAATTCATAATTCAGTTGATTTTATTTGGTTACATTCTACATGAATAAGTTTGGTTGTATTCTCCGCAACACTTTGTCCTTAGCATCGTTGTAGAACTGCTTTTTGATTTCAAAGCCGTATGCCCTGCGCCCCATGTTAGCAGCGGCTAATAACGTCGTTCCGCTTCCTGCCGTCGGGTCAATCACCACGTCGCCTTTGTCGGTGAACAATTCGATAAGCCTTTCAAGCAATGGCACGGGCTTCTGCGTCGGATGCACCTTTGGCGTTGAGTTATCACGTACCCAATCGAAGCAATTAAACACCATAGACCCGTTATTATTGAACTTTGGCAATTTCTCCCGATACAGGATAAGCCCATATTCGCAATTGCCAACAACTTTCATATTCGCTTTTAAGACTTGCGCCGAAAAGTTCTTGCGGAATACAAGATTGATATAATGATTGAAGCCATATTGCTTGCCAAGTTCTATGTACTTGAATTGCTGCTCAAACTCACAAAAGATTATCATACACGGTGCCTTGCCGCTTTCTTTCGGTTCTTTGATCAACATTTGCGAACAGAAGTGCATAAATTCGGCGGGTCTGAAATCCTTGTCCGTATCGAAAAATTCACGTCCTGCAAGTTCGCTTTCGCCGTTCTTGTTATCCCCACCCTCATACCATGATGGATTACTCGCATATGCGTTCACGCCAAGGTTATAGGGTGGATCGGCGATAATCAGTTGCGCCTTGCAATTCAACCATTGTTTCCAATTTTGGAAGTGGTCGTTGTATAACTCTATATTCTTCATAAATCATTATTCGTAAGTAGTTCGGGATTATCAAACACGTTACCGACAACGTGGCATTCAAAGCCCATATCTTCAAGTGTTTCAATGTAGTAATAATCGTAACCGTCATAGGGGTATTCTACCAAACCACGCAAGCCGACCTTGCTAATAACCTCATAGCCATCTTCGTTTACGATTTTTACAATATCATCCTCATACACCTCGTGCCCATTGGTATAATGCTGTATCATCTGCCCGACGGTTTCGGGTTCAACAACAAAGTCCTCCCATGTTGTCAATGGGTTAGTGTCTTCCACGGGGCAAACAAGGACTATCCCTCGATTGTGTATTAAGTCACCGTAAAGCCATTCACCTGTTTTCTTTGATTTACCACGGAATTTATAAGTTCTATTTTTCATTGTCTTGATTTTTTGTTTACCACCCGAAAAGGTTAAGAACCCTCGGATTATATTCTTCTTTGTATTTCTTTATTTGGTTCAATGCCACGTTTAGCTTTGGGATATGCGACCGACCCATCATTGCGTAATCGTCATCGTCAGATGAATCGTCTACTCCTACAAGCTGCACAATAGTACGTTGGACTTTATCTTCAACTTCTTCAAGGGCTGCATATATAGCAACTTTTTCGGTTTCATAGCCTTTTATCTTATTGCCATCGACGAAACGACAACCATATCCACCACCAGCATTTCCAAACCACGTACTTAATCCATAATTCCAACGTCCATTGTCGGATTGGGCAGTTTCAATCTCGAAGTAGTTGTTGCCGTTCCTCCAGCTTACGGGCTTGTTCGGATTGATGCAAATGTCGTGGATGTTGTAATTGAATGAATTAAACGTATGTACGATGTCCGCCTTATCTTTGTTTTCATCACACCACTTACTCCAATCGTTCCAAGTGAATGCCTTACCCAGACAATAGCATGTAAATAATACTTTATCTTCCATCTTGATTACTATTTAATAAAGCACATCCAAATCGTGTGATTGCCTTTACCTGATGTGTGTCCGAATAGTGGCTGTTTGCCGACTATTTCAAGTATCTTATCCGTTGATATCTGCTGTTCGTTCCATTTGAATATCAATGTTCCGTTAGGCTTCAGAACACGCATACACTCGTCAAAACCCTGTTTTATATCATCTTCCCATGTTGGGAACAGACGACCATATTTCTTTGCCATCCAAGAAGACTTACCGAGGTTCTTCAAATGTGGCGGGTCAAACAACACGACATAGAAACTATCATTATCAAATGGCATATTACGAAAATCGCCAACGACATCGGGATTAACTTCCAATGTACGCCCGTCGCATAGTGTCGTTGTTTCTTGTCGAATATCCATATACACGGCTTCGGGGTTGTGTTTGTCAAACCAGCACATCCGACTACCACAACAAGCATCTAATATTCTTTTCATTGCTAACCTCACTTCCTTTTTGTAGTTTGGGTATTTCACACCAATATGCCGCATCAAGTATAAACTCACAATCATCGCAAAATTCACAATGCACCATTCCATTCTCATCGTCCCATGTAGCATAATATGCAAGGAATTGGTTACTATCTTTCGTTATTACGATGAATTGCAGGTCATCTAAATCACCTTTATCCTCACTTGGCAAGTCTCCATTTTCTATACTATGCCACTGGTTAGCCAACGCCCACTCTGCACCAGCCTCAAAAGCATTTCGCACTAATTCCATTTCCTCCCCTAACAGGTAAGGCTTTGCTACATCTGCATACTCTCTTGCAGCTTGCTCTATTTCTTTTTCTTGTGTCATAATATAAAATCATCTTTTGTTATAAATCCGTGATTTTCCATGAGAAATATGACATCATCGATGCTTATTTCACTTCCTTTGTAAACAATAAAAATTTCATCGCCACCACCTATTGATACGATAGGCTCGTCATCTTCAAAACCACTAAAAATTAAATGCTTCCCTATTATTTGCAAACAACAACGCAATTCATTCGCAGTGATTTCCGCTTTCTTTATTGCTTTTCTTAATTTTGTCATGATTGTTGCTTTTTAAGTTCTTCAATTAGTGCATCAGCGTAAAATATTGCATGTTTCGCACAATACTCCTGTACTGTTATATCGTTTACTTCTTCACCAAGACCTCTACCTTGCCAAAGAATTTCCTTAGTAGACGTAGCGATAAAAGGTAGAATATCCTTTGCTATCTCGTAGCGGCGTTGTTCCCAATCTATACACTTCTTGTTACAACTATTTTGTAGGTCGGCTCTCTTTGAACGAACCATTTCGGCAACGCAGGCTTTACAACGATGCTTGTATGATTTCGACATATCGGATTTGGTCTTCATTTTGCCACATGTCTCACATTTCTTAATCTTTTTTCCATCTGATAATCCTCCTAATCGTTTAATTCATAATCGAATTTCGCCCATGCAAACCGTTTACGGTGTTGCAAGTAATTCAAATCCTCTTGATGGCAATACGCCTCACGCTCGAATGATATGTTGCGGTATGCTTTGTGCCAATTTCTGAACCAGAGTAGCGCAAACAAGAAATCAATAACGTAAAGGATATAGAAACCGACGAACAACAATTCCTTTTCCTGAGCATAATGTATGCACTCATGGTTGTACGCCGTTTCCGTGAAACGGTCTTTTGCTTCCGATCTTACTACAATCCATTTAAGCAGCGTTATAGCCATGTATGGACGTGGTGGAAAGTGTTTTGAATAGATAATCTTCATCTTTGGTAAATTCTTGTGTATGTTGCGGTCTTGCCGCTTAATTCGTTAATGCTATCAACTTTCAATCTTAGGCTATCACGCTGCCATTCGGCGGTTGTGAGCTTCGTTTTCATTTCCATGTATGAAATAGCCCACGCAAGGCAAAGAATAACCGTAATTGTAGCCAGCGTTGTGCGTGGATGTTTTTCAAATACCCTTTTTGTCGCCTTTCCGCCCCATACGGCGCACGAAACAACTCCAACGGGTATACACCAACACAAGGTAATTAAACCTCGTAGAAACGCAAATAAACCACGTTTTACCATTTTGCCGTATTCGGCAGGTTTATGTATTATCTTCATGTCGATTATTTCTTTTCGTTCAACTTCACCTCGGCGGAAATCTTTTCGCTTAGGTCTGCCATTATGCACATGAGCCCAATCTTTATGCCGTCGTATTCAAATTCGGTCATTCCGTAAGGCTCGTTTGCCGTTACATTCACCGTGTCCGCACCGAGCATCTTCAAGGCATCGGCAACAATCCGCAATATGCGGTAGCGGAATAAAGCCGCTCCGATTTGGATAATCGCATCCTCATCGGACACTTTCTTGCCCGTATTGGTTTCCTTTTCACGTCTAAACACACCGTCGCCGCCACATATCGGGCAATCGAAATTATGGCAATGCGTTTCCATCTTGCCATCGGTGTACTCCCATTCCACCATACCCGTGCCGTCGCATTCCTCGCACTTTTCTTCGTATTCTTCCGTTTCGACTTCATCTACCAACGGACACGCCTCCAATGCTTGTTTGATTGCGGCAAGTGTGCAGGACTTGGAACACGGATGCTCGACCGTCGGCAACTTTAACCGCTCGCAGCCGTCCGTCGGCTCGTATTGCTTGTTAAGCCTTTCGGGTGGTATGCGGATTATCACATGCCCATCGGTTGCCCACACTTCGTTGTAGGTCGGGTGCAGGAACGGCAAC